CCGTGCCGCCGTCTGCAACGGCAAGATCTGTGATGCCAGTAATTGAGCCACTGGTAATAGTGGCGTCACCAAGCGTTGAAGTGGCGGCTGTCAGCGAAGTAAGACCAGCGACAGTACCGCCAGTAATTGCTACAGACGAGGCATCTTGCGTTGCTATCGTTCCAAGGCCGAGCGTGGTGCGCTGCGCTGCTGCATCCGCGTCGTCAAGAAGATCGCGCCCTGCTCCAGTGCAGGTGATTTCTTCGACGTTTCCTGCACCAGCAGTAGATCGACCGAGCAGTACATTGGTGCCGCTGGTTTGCTGCAGTTTGGCGTAGGTAACTGCATTGTTTACAATTTTATCTGTGCTAATTGCGTCTATAGCAACCTTGGCTTCGGTTACGGATAAAGCGTTTAATTTATCGGTAGTTACAGCACTGTTTTGTATTTTTACGGTGCTGACTGAATCGGTCGCTAAGGCTGCTGCAGCAAGACCAGCGGCGTCTACTTTTGCCGTGGTTACAGCGTTGTTGGCTAGTTTGCCGGTGGTAATCGCGAGGTCTTCAATACCAGCGGTAGGTGCAACCACCTGCTGATATGCAGCTCCGTCATAGACCTTTAGATAGTTGCTGGTGCTGTTGACGTAACCGCGACCTTGGAAATTATTGGTTGTAGGTTCAACAGAGTCGTAGGCGACGCTGGAATCGTCAGCCAGCTTGGCTGCAGTGATCGCATCATCAGCTAGGGAAACAGTACCAAGCTTGGTGGTACTGGTTTGATCCAGCTTGGCTAGGTCGATCTCGCCGTTGTCAACGAGGTCAATACCAGCGCCAACGAGGTCTTTGGCTGTGACCTTTTTGGTCTGACTCGCCCCAACGTCAACGATGGGCAGAACATCGGTGGCAGCGACCTCGGCCTTTGGGAGGGCGGTAAGCTGTGTAATCCTTTGGTCTGCCATAGCGATTCCTTAGTCGGTTACTTCCGTCAGCAGGAAGTCAAGGCTCTGGTTCAGTTTAATGCGGAAGTCGTCTTCCTTAAGAATGTAACCGCTCGGGCGACCCACCAGCAGCTTGACCTCGCCGGTCGTTAGGAAGTCGATTGAGCAGGAAATTAGCTCGCCAGCACTGACCTGCAACCCTGATCTAGTGACTACAGCCGTAAATTCGTAAAAAATATCGGGGTGCTCGGGATCGTTGTCTTGGTCAGTAATAGCTAACAGCATGTCGCACGCGCTGCCAATTTCTATCCGATTGATGAGCTGAAGCGCCAGCAAAGGCGTTTCTTTTACGCCTGTAGTTTTATAGTTGAAAATGCAATCAATACTGCCGCTGCCGCTAATTATTCCAGCGGAATACATCTGTTTGTATTTATCGCTTAGCGTCGTTGTGTCGATTGCTTCACGATCCGTGTTAAACGAATAGCTTGTAACATCGCCCAAGATGTTTGCGCTTACGTCGCTAACTGTGTAATAAACTCGCAGGGGATCGCCGGGGAACTCCTGAACTGGAATTTCTTCCGAGCGAACATTGTTGACTGCAGCTTGGAACGTATCAAAAAAGCGTACGCCGCCTGCTGCATTGACGTTGACGTACTGCGAAAACACAGTCTGCGTAACGCCTTCGCCATCAACCCAGCTTGTTGTGGGGAAAAATACCAGCCCGCGTGGGTCGTCTGTCCAAACTTGCATGCGGTCACCCGTTAGTAAGTTATCAAGTGAGTTGTCAAAACCGACGCGGTTTAGGACTGTGTTGATGTCAGACGAGCGGACTTCAGACGCAACGTTAATGACAGCGTTACGCCTCAAGCGGACATTACCGGCGCTGCCAATAAAGTACGTCATCAGTTATCAATACGTTCGGCGAAAGGACCGTCAACAGTGAACTGGATCGCTACAGAAGTCAGCTCACCTGTGCCGACTTGTACGGAGGCACTAGTAATATAGGCGTTAAATGCAATGTCATCTTTAATATCAGAACCATTACCTGCCTCCGAACCAGCTCGAAGGATAAAACCGCACCGATCAGACGTGGTAACACCTGAAGTGTTGGTCTTCATGATGTTGTCCAAAAGCTTGTTGAACTGTTTGCCTACCTCACCGGCTACAGCTCTGTAGTACAGCACCGTGGCGCTACCAGTGGCGCTAACCATGCCGGGTGTGTAGCTCTTTACTGCAGTATCAATGGTTGTGGTTTCAAGCAGCTCTAGGCTGGTTTCGATGGACCAGTCCCGCAACTTCAGTATCTTTTTGGCGCCTTCCGGAACACCAGCTACTGCAGCGTCAAAAGTTTCACTGCTGTCGTAAAAGTACATGGCGCCGGTGCGCCCGGTGTAGAAGCCCATCGAACTGCCGAAATGAGGTCTGTGTTAGCAGTCTAGCTAAGCACGCCATCGACGTAAAACTCGTTGGCGCTGGTCAACCGTTTGGCGATTTGCGACCGTCCGCTGGAATCGGTTTGGTGCTCCACGGCTTTAATCGTGGTTTCGCCTTCCTCGTCCATGATCACTTCCGTGACCCGGAATACGCGCTTGTTCAGAATCGCGTTGCCCAATACGAAGAGCGCACCTTCGTAGCTTTTGATTTGCGGTGCGTAACCGTTGGCAACCTGGACGTTGGTGCAGGCAAAAGTGCCGTTGCCTTGCCGGTACAGGAATACTGTGTACTGACCGTCTGGCACCTGACGCGGTAACGGTGCGTTTAAGAAGCCTCCGCCTTCTACCCGTCCGCTATAAATCGAGTTCCACTGGTTCAGGCCAATTTCGACGTAGATGTACGCGCCAGGGAAGACGGGGCTATCAGTAGGGAAGGTCTTGAACTCGATTGCCCGGCGGATGTAGTGCTTGCTGAGGCACAAAAACTTTGCCAGCAGGATTGCTTGTTCGCGGCGCGTTACGTACTGGGAAAGATCAAGTGTCTCAAGCACGGCGGCATCTGGATCAACTTCCTTTAGATGGACTTGGACACTGGCGTTACGGGGGAACACGTCGTTGTTTTCCGTGTCGCGGTAAATGGCTGACACAACCGTGTCCTGCACACTGGCGCCGTAATCCAGAAATTCTTCTTTGTAAGAATCTTCCAGGATATTGCCCGCAGTAAACAGCGCAGATACTTGGATGTTCGGGTTGATTTCTCCGGTTGTCTCGTTGTAAGGGACGCCTGGTACCAGCGTGTCACGCCCGCCGATTTTTGCTAGCTCCAGCAGACTGAACGGTGCCGTCTGTGCCCAAAATTCGCGCCAACTACGTTGGTCAGCAATAATGCCGTCCATGTACAACTTGTTTGTACGGCAAAAACGTTTTGTTTTAGCGAGCTGCGGGACATCAACGGAATGGATATCGGCGTACTGCCCGATGCCGTTTTCTTTGTCCAGGATGGTATCTAGGAAGATATCTGGCGCGTAGCTTGATGAAGCTGATGGTGTGCTATTGACCAGGGCATTGATTTCGCTGTCCTGGTCGTAGTCTGCCGGGTTCAGTGACAGTGGGCGAAGTAACTTGCCTTGTGTAACCCAGACGCTAACGCTGCGCAGACTTTCAGTCGCTTTAGACGCAAACAAATGCAAACCTAGGGTGCTAATGCCGTTGTACAACCTGTCGCTGTAATTGTTCCAGGGCTCCAGAAGTTGTTCGTTTACGGCTGTTATGTTTACTTCCGGTCCCTGTTCGTAGGAAAACTGACTCTGAGAATTGGAGTCGTAGTTGAACAAGTCCCACTCGGTTAGGTTTTCCGCTGTCTTGTTAATCGGTGGGTAAGTAGTAAAGTCGTAGACTGTGCCGTTAAACATTACGTGTACATCACTGGTGCCAGCGGGTAAGCGCCGCTCCTTACCTGTTTGTTGCAGGTAGCAATACTTTGTGATCGAGGGTTCCGCTCCGGGCTCTAGGACGGGTTCAAATTTGACTTCCCAATACTGCGCAGCCTTAGGTTGTGTAAACGCTGCATTGGCGTGGACGAGTTTTACGTAAGTAAATACGTCTTGTTCGGTGCTGTTACGAACGCAGAAAATATAGGGGATACTTGTGTATTCAGTTGTGCCAGCGAAACGCCAATACATGCGGAACATGACCGTCCGTGGCTGTGGACCATTTTCACTGGCGCTATCTCCGTAATCTTCTTGCTCACTTCCGTAAACATCCGCACGACCGCTAAGACGGCGGTAAGCCCGTATCTTTAAGGCAAAATCAACAACATGGCATTTGGTTGTTGATGCGTACTGCGCCTCTTCGATGTGCGCCATGCACTTGGTGTACAAGGCTTGGATGCTTTTTAAGCTGCCTTGGTCTTTAAGAGAGTCAAGTCGAGTTTCTGCTTTAGCTAAAGTTTCCTCGGCTTCTTTTATGCTTTTTTCGACGTAACGCAACATAACCTTTACATCTTTTTTGCCGATATTAACGCTTGAGGCAAGGCTGCGGTATTTTTCAACAGCGGGATTGAACTGGTTAAAATTAGAGTATTTGCTTATTACAACGCGTGCTAGAAAATCTTGATAGTACTGAAGGTCTTCTTTGTCTTTGTTGAGGATAGCGATTGTATTTTCTTGTTGTTTGATGATGCTTTTTTGTTTTGCTATTTCGTCTTCTGTGTCTTCGATCCAGTGGGTGGAAGCGTACGGGGCGGCAGGGAATTTGCCGCGACGTTCGCAAGTAAACGTTGCAGTCACCACGCCTTGATCTGTCTCAGTATTATCGACGCTGATTAGACGCAAAATAGCGGAGCCGATTTTGAAGCGTGCGCCTTCAAACAGAGCAGAGGCTTCTGCACGACGTGCTGTAAATGCTGATTCTTTTGCATAACGACCAATTCCTTCAGTACTAAAAAGATCTCTTTCGGCTTGAGTTAGTCGTATTGTTTGCTGGATCTTAATGGTGAACTGGGTACCAACTGGGATGTTGGGGCGCACACCGCTCGTGGGCCAGTACGTTGTATTGGGAGTTAGTTGTGTGTCTACGTTGAAGCGCCTGCGATCTCCGTTCGGGTTAATCACCATCACCTGAACATTGATCGGGATGACGGCTGTTACACCACACGAAACACTGGTAGTCGGTGCGTAAGCCTGGCTAAAGCCGAATTTGTCTTGCTGCCCTGCCAGTGTTGTAAGGCGTGCCGTGGGACGACTTGCAGATCCAACGCGAGTCGGGTCTTGGAATGTGTTTACTGCTGTTGCAAGTT